CGCCATAAGGTGATGGGCGAACCTCTCAAGACCCATATCAAAGGCTACCAATTCATGCACGACATGCCAACGCCCATTCGGCATCTTTTGCCCAAATACAGCAGCAGGCGTTAAACCAAAGTCTAAGCCAATATGCACTGGCATACCAACCTCGATTTCAACATCAGCCGCCATCAAACTATCGCTGTATTCATGCCAGACAGGCTTTCCGTCCTGCACGTAAACATATTTAGCCCCGGCATAACATTCGATCCAATCAAGCGTCTTACCAGCCAATTGCTGCTCGTAATAACCGGGCGGCAAGTTATTTAGGTTCTCAGCCTTCGGGTTTAACCGCCAATACTTATTCGCCCCGAAAATCGCATCCTCATGCTCTTTAGTTGCGTCCGTAACGCCGCCGGGTTGCTTATAGAACTTCCACGGATAGCGACCCCTAATCGGGTTCTTCTCCGCTAACTCATGCCACCAATGATCCGGGTCCATAGGGTTGGTAGACATCCAAACACCACGCCACGGACAGCCGCCATTCTTTTTCGTCGGATAACGACCGACACGCGACGTTAATCCATCAACCACCGCTTTCGGTAGCTCACGAGCCTCATCAACAAAACCACCCGTCAATTCAAGCGACAATAGCTTCCTAACGTCACGCGGCTGATCCAACGCTAGAAAGATAACCTCACAGTCCAAACCCGGTGTACCTTCACGCGGTGGTAACTTAATATGATGCGTAATCGGTGGGGACCAACGCATCTCACCCCACATATGTTCAGGAAATAATTCCTGCCACGTCTTGATCGTCGTCGTGCGTAACTCAGGATAGCTATTACGAATAACCGCAAACCGCGTGTACCGCACATTATCGACGGGCGAAGGTATCTGCTTCACAGCGCGAAGCATCACCTCCGCCAAACAAGCGTACGTTTTTCCGCTACCTACTGGACCCATCAAGCCACGAACGAAGCTATCGTCATTCAAGAACTGCCACGTCGTAGGACTTTGCGAAAAGTCCAAATTAAGACCAGTGAGCGCGTCGTCGCCCTTCTGGCGGCGACGGCGCGGCGAACGGTCTGTAGCGCGTGGCGATCTCGACATCAGATAACATTCCTCCAGCGTCTCTGCTCCAAAGAAGGCCCGTTCTCAAACACAAGGCCATGCTTCGCCATAGCAGCACCGAAATAAGCATCCGCCTCATCAATCTCAGTAGGCGTCATACCCATCGCATTATCAACATTCATAGAATTAAACGGCTCAAACTCACCGTACAACTCGTCCAAATGATCGTCAAAGTGACGCTTATTCATACGAACCCTCTGTATTTCCTTATCCAACTCCGCATTAACCTTTTGCCAACGGCTCAAACACGCAGGGTGTATCTCATAAATACTCGGACGCTTACAATAAATACAACAATTACGAGTCCTCGGCATCTGTTTCCTCCACTACTTCATAGGTTGTTACGTCTGGCCCTCTCACGTTAATCCCAATCATGCTAGGACGGCGATCATCACTATTAGGCTCAAGTAAGCCACGATGCTTCGCCAGCAATCTAAGCGCAGACAGTTTATCGTGCATCTCCACTTCAATCGTATTGCCATGCTCGTTAGGCGTAATCTTCACCTTCTTAATGGCACGACGAGCGCGTGGAGACAGTTTATCCGAGGCTAGAACCTGCACACGTCCTAGCTCGTCCCAAGATAGCACGTCAGTAATCTCGCTACTGCCGAGCGCCTCAAGCTCATTTACGACCGCTTCTCGGCGCTCCTCCTCACGAGAAGCCAAAGCGGCGCGAATTTCACGAACGGATAGTTTATCGGTCATTCGCGTACCTCCGAACCAAGGGCAGCATACGCAACGATATCCAGCCACGAATCCTCATGGCTAGGTGTCTCAGCTAAACGTGACAGCTTTAGACAAATCATACATTGGGCTACCTGCGCCCTCGTCACCTTCTGACCCATAATCACAGTCCACATAACTGCAATCCGATCAAAGTTCACACGAGCATCGCCATAATCAGCACCTCGGTCCACTAGCGTAACCTTCGCTAGGTCCAATACTTCATCCCGCTTCATCGGGTGTGTCCTCCTCCATAAATACTTCCCCATGCCCGTTACAGAGATAACAAATGCGAAACACATTCGTCGGCTCTTTCGCACATTCGGGGGAGTCATCATAGCGAAGATATTTCAGTCCGCAACATTCGGGGCAAGGCTGTAAGCTAAACAATGAAACGTCCTCCGGGAAAAAGTGCGAAAATTTTGTGTGACACCCCCCTATCGATACAGACCGGGGGCGGGGGGAAAGGGTCGGTTTTCTGCCAGATCAACACCTTATGGGTTATTGCGCGAGGGCAAACGTAGGTTAGTTCAATGCGCGGGCGACATCAGCAAGGGCCGGAACCCCCGCTCTGCGCGCTAGGCTGGCCCTGCACTGCGCTTCTGTTGCCCTTATAATGGCGGGAACGTCCACGCCCATCGCTGCGAGCTGACGAGCGGCGCCCAGCTCATTCTCTGGCCGTCTTGGCTGGCCTAGCGTTCGCTCGACGGTCGCCGCGTAGGCGTGGGCGAGAGAGTGAGCGAGAGAGATTGAGTCGTCACGTTCCCCCACTCCCCCTATTTCGTTCTGTTGATCTATTGGCAGCTCTGACACGGGCGCAAGCATCATACTTGATTTGACTTCTTCCCACGTCGGCAATGGTGCATCGGATTGATAAAGAACTTGATAGCGATTTATCTTTCCGAACTTCGCATATTCCAATTGATAGTCCTGTGGCCTCAATCGTCTGACGTATTCCTTGCGGACTAACTTTGCGATGGTGCGAGATATGACGGCCTTATCTGACCCTACAATCAATCCAAGCGTTTCAATCCCCGGCCAACATACTCCATGCGAATTAGTGTAAACGCACATTGCGGCCAACGTCCTAAACTCTACTTGCGTCAAGTTCCTATCCATTAACGCCCGAACAGGTATGATCGACCATTGCCGCTTTATGTCTAGCTCAGAATGGGACATCGTCATTTAAGTTCCCGCCTTTCACCGTCATACCCTTAAATATAGCATCGGGCATTTTCGCTTTAACCAATGACATAAGTTTAGCCGCATCGTAAGCATCTATTACCCTTGCCACTTCCTCGACGCTCCACACTACAGCATCGGGCCGCTCTTTAGCTACCTTCACGGCCTCGTAATCTGAGCGCGTAATACATAGAACGCCACCGCTCGGGATTGCAGCTTCAAATGCTTCCCCTGTCAGCTCTTTAGCCACCGCTTCAATCGCTGCACGTTCTAGCGCGGCGTATGCTCTACATGACACGGGAACCAGCTTCTCTACATCGTCGGCGTTACATTCTCGTATTGCTTTGTTGAGTCGATCACATTGCAGCTCGAAACGCTCGCGTAATTCCTGCCCCACTAAATCGGGCAAGCGATCAATCCCCCATCGGCTCTCATATCCGCTCACCACCTTATCGTGTTCTAATAGCGCCGAGCGTACCCTTTCGGCGTCACGCTCATTCGGCCAGAAGTCACGACGCACTGTTGATCGATCTGCTTTCGTGACTCGTTTTCTGGTTCCTGTTTTCATCATTTCCCCTTCATCAATAGATCGTCGTAAAAACAGATCAACAGTATTGTACCCCTATAGGGGGGTACAACACTATTGATGTGATCGCGATAGATGTTACCATCCATTACATACCCCCGATCTGCTGTTGATATCCTTGTAATTCAATGACTTAGCTAGTTGATCCCCTCATTACCCCTTTGGACGTATGATTTTTTTTTACCGTTTGCCCTTGCGCAAGATCGGGAGTGTATTATATACCATAGTTATAGCACACTTATATAGGGATGAAATAACAAATGTCCGATATTTTCAACATATCCACTCGCCGCATTGGTGGCCTTCGGTTCGTTAAAATTGGCCGTTTGTGTTTCTCATTCTGCATCACTCGTAAATACACTGCACTCTAAGGGAGCAACTCGCATGACTGATAAATTTGACATATATCAGCACGTAACAGACCGCCTCATTGAATTAATGGAGACCGAAGGCACTAACTGGTCTAAGCCATGGCGCGCTTCGGGCGTCCGCGCTTTTAATGTGGTATCGGGCCGCATCTATTCGGGCGTCAATCCATTGATGTTGGCGCATCGTCAATGTCCCGCATGGGCTAGCTTTAAGCAATGGCAAGAAAAGGGCTATTCAATTCAGAAAGGCGAAAAGTCAACCATCGTCGTATTCTGGAAGCGCGTCGTTACTGAGGACAAAGAGACGGGCGAAAAGAAAACTATCCCATTGCTTCGCTATTATCGCGTATTTAATGGTGAGCAAGTACGCGACGCGGATGGTAATCCTTTTAAGTATGAATTGCCGGAAATCGTCACGAATGACATTGAGCGCGTCGCAAATGCTGACCGCGTAATCAATGAGACGGGCGCGAAAATTAACCATCTCCAAGGGGACCGCGCGTTCTATTCAGTCAATGACGACGCAATCACAATGCCCTTAATCGGCCAATTTGAAAACGTGGCCGGATATTACGGCACATTACTTCACGAGCTCGGCCATTGGACGGGCCACAAATCCCGCCTAGATCGTCAATTCGGTAAACGCTTCGGATCAAAGGCATATGCCTTCGAGGAACTAGTGGCCGAGTTTACGTCCGCATTTCTTGGCGCGCGCTTGGAGATTGATAGCGAGCCACGCGCAGACCATGCTCAATATTTGAATAATTGGTTATCAGTCTTGCGTGACGATAAAAAGGCCATTTTTACCGCGATAAGCGCCGCTAAGAAGGCGTCTGAGTTCATTTATCCAGAAACCAAAGAAGAGGAAGAGGAGTTAGCAGCATGACTGACATTAAAATAAACGATCACCTTTTAAACGAATACGCCAAATCCTGCGCCGAAGACATCGTCCGCGAAATTAAGGCGCACGGTGGCGACGAATACGACATGGCCCACGAACACGCCGACGGTAGCGAATGGGTTATTTACTACGCCCGCGCCCACGCACTCTGTCAGAACTGTGACACGTCGGAAGGTGAGGCTTTTATATCGGATTGCTGTGAGCCGATGCATGGTTGGACTTACGATAGCATCGCTTGCGCCATTGCCTATGGTGAATTACACGCCCGTATCTTGTGGGCTATTGAACACCTAACCGACCAAGAGGAAGCCGCGTAATGACCCGCCAAGCCGCCCTATCTCACGCGCTGTTTTTATCCATTACAGCGCCAAGCCACGAGCAATCACAGCAAGCCTTGCAACTAGCGATTAGCCTTGCGGATCAATTAACCGAGGCACAAGTCGAAGCTGCAAAAACTAACGCAATGCAACTAGTAGAAAGCATGGAGCACACACAATGAAACGTAACCCTTTAATAATCGTCGCCGAGTTTCTAACCATCTTGGCGTTCTTTGCCGGATGCTTGGCTCTGATAGCTTTAGCGCCCGAATTAAACCAAAGCATTATCGCACTAAAAGGGGGCTAATCGCCCCCTTCTTTTTGTGCCTCTTTCCCCTCTGGGGTAGGCCAAACGAAGCCCTTATCCGTAACCACGAGGCCGCGCTTTTGCAGTGCGTTACGCGCTGCACTGCGCGCTTGTGCCGTTTCATCCGGCGCGTCGCGCTTGTGCGCGTCATGCCATACAGTAGAAAGCACCTTCTGAGCCTGTGCATCTATGATTGTATTCGTTAGAATCCTGAGCGCGTGGTATTGCGAAGGCGATAGTCTAATCTTGGCCTTGCCTTCTACCTCGACACGCTCCAAAACAATCGACGTTTCACCTATAAGTGCCCGCTGCACCATTCGGAAACGTAAGGGCTCTATTGCTTCCGCGTCTTTCATCTTTTCCACCTCGCATGTAAGTAAACCGTATTCTTGGCTTAACTTGAGCACACTATCAGCTCCGCCTAATAGCGCGCTACTCCCACGCATACCGCGCGCCGCGTCTTTCCCGGCGTGGTGTATGCCTAGCAGAGCGCCGCCCGTATGCTTCTTTATCGCGTCACATGCGGCAACGAATAACCCCATGCTATCCGCGCTGTTTTCCTCGTGTCCTAATAGGGCGCGCGCTACCGTATCGACGACAACTAAAGAAAAGTTTTCGCCTATGGCATCAATGGTGCGTAGAAGGCGCTCTATGTCCCCGTCATTAGCGAAGGCGACGCTTGCGGGTAGGATATATAGGGGAGCATCATCACGCCATCCCCTCGCATATCTGAGCGCCTTCACGCGCTTACCTAATCCGGCAGCACCTTCCCCTGCTATGTATAGCACCTTGCCTTGCGTCGTTTCTAATCCGTGGAACGGAACGCCGCGCGCTATGCTCAAGGCCATATCCAACGCAAAGAACGTTTTGCCCACGCCCGGTGGGGCGTACAGGATACCCAACCCTTGCCGCGTCAATAGATTCTCGACGGCCCATTCGACGGGCGGGAGAGCCATCAAATCGTTGAGGCTTAGGATGGGGAACAAATCGGGAAAATCCGATTTTTGGCCTTGAAGCCCCTCACCCGCCAGAGGCGTTTCATCATTTTTTTCCAGCGAAAAGTCTGACGGCTCTGGACTTTTGTCCTCAATTTCCTGTGAAATTATTTCCGGCGCTGTCTCGATTTTCGGCGCAACTTTAACTGCCTGTTTGAACGCGCTCAAATCCCTACCCATATTGAACCAATCAACGACATCGCCTTTGGGCGGTAGCCCATGCAGTTCTACGCGCTTTATTTCAGCGGCTATACCCCATAGCTTTTGGATCACTACATCCGCGTGACGTTTACCCGGTTCATCGTTATCGGGCAGCACGATTACGCGCCTGCCTTCAAAGAACTTATTCAGCGGATCGCGCCACTTGCCTGCGCCACCATGAGAAGAGGTGGCGACTAGGCCGTGTCGCGCTAGTGTATCAGCACACTTTTCGCCTTCGACCACGAAGATTGGCGCGTCTGGATTCTTGATAATGTCGGGCAGTCTGTACGGTAGCGGTTCAACGCCGTCCATATTATAGACCCAACTCTCGCCCGCTGGCTGACGTTGGATGAAGCGTCGTGGCTCAAATCGTAGAACTTGATATCGTAGCTCTCCGTTGTCGTCGTAGTAGTTGTACGCCTTGCTGAGATACTCGCGCGGACGTAGCTTCTCAACTTGTTGCGACGAGATACCGAACTTGCGTTGCAGGATGGAGCCGATCCCGCCAAGCGTTGCGCCTTCCTCACGTTTGACAAGATCGATTACTCCTCCACCTTCACCGCCATTTGTTTCAAAATCATACCATGTGCCTTTGCGTACATCGACCGACTTACTGCCGTGTGTACCCCACCGTAGTTCATGGCCTCGTTTAGCGGTTGGCTCACCCCAGTAATGGGTAGCCACCTGTTGCATATACGCTCCGATATTTTCAGTCATGCTAAATCCCGTGTACTAAACAAAAAAAGGGGCGGGCAGCTTATTGCCACCCGCCCGCGTTTGTCAAAATAAATCGTCTTCCTCTGCTGCTTCTTGCACTAAAGGTTTTGGTGCTGGCGCTGGTGACGATCCACCATCCAAGCCTTCGGGACGATCAACCCATGACGCAATTTTCCAAGATGGAACGCGATAGGTAGACTTCGATCCATCAGGGGTAGTGATGGATATCTTCTCTACTGACGTGATTGCAATCACTGGAACCTTACCTTCGTTAGCTCCACGCTCTGCCTCAAACTGGCTATGCAGTTCATCCATCTTACGCAAGACGGTCTTGGCTGAGTGCGAGAACTCACGCAATCCAAGGTCTTTATTGTAGATGCGTAAACGGAAGGCGTTCTTATGGTCAGGGCTAGGACGGGCTGGCATCTCGCCACCAATCTTAACCATGTGGAAGTCAGGCGCACCTCCTGCGAAAGACAACCAACCGACCTCTATATTGTCGAAGTCAGCGACGAACTTGACAGGAATTTCCATGTCGTTTTCGTCTCGTGTCCACGCACCCCCTGCGTCTTGGTAACGATCTACTCTGACCATTGCGCCAGACTTAGCATCCCACTTAACGATAGGCAGGATATCACCTGACGCTTTAGCTTCCGTAGCAAAACCTAATGCCATTCTTTTCTTTCCTTACGTTGAATTACGCTCACACCATTGTGAACGCTTCGATTTCGAAGTGAGCGACAGGCTCGACATCATCTGAGTCTCCTCTGTCGTATCGACCTCCGATCCGTATCTCAAACGGTGATGCAAAATCGCACCAAAATAATCCATCGAGATACTGCACTAACAGAATTGAGCGTGTACCGCTCACGTCTGCAAGTTGCCTCGCCGCCAAGACTTTGCCCAACGATATCATCAGCGTCGGGTAATGATCGTGGCTATTGTTTCGTGCTTTTATCTCTGCCCATCCTTTGAGCTTGCCGTTCTTAAACATGGCAAAATCTAGGCGATAGGATATGGGCAGCTTGTGTAGCTGTATTCCTTTCCTCTCCAATTGTGCTGCGACCTGACGCTCGACAGTTAAGTCGGCTGGTCGTTCGTATCTTGGGCGCACATTAACTCTCTTGCTACATAGCAGAACGTCTCAAAGTCTAGCTCTGCTGTTTTAATCCATCCAATGTTGACGTCTTTACCGACCGACATCGCTAACGCTTGTAGTGACACGACGCAACGAATAGGTGCGCGGTCATACTTATATATAAGCGCTGGCTCTAGGTTACTGCGAACCGCAGCCAAGCACGTTTGACCCCACCACTCAGGCTTATAAGTATTGCCACTAGCATATCGCTTGCACTCAATAGCGAAGGGCCATTGCTCACAATCTATAGGACGCAGGTCGCAGAGCTGCGATTGCCTGTACTGCTCAATGTCTCTTTGAAATTTTATTCCAATTTCATCGAACAGCATACCAGCAATCTGGCGCTCAAACGCTGCACCTTTTTGCCTGCCGTTTATCAACGTCTTGCAGCACTTATCATTCGGTCAACGCTGGTGCGGCTCTCTTCTTCTTGAAGCACCCGCGCTAATGCAGTGTAAATTATTTCATCTGCTAATGCTGACATACTGCGGTGCGCGCTCTTCTCTACAGCCTCGCGCAGCATATGATGCGTCTCAACTCTTAGTCGAAGCATACAAGGTTTATATTCACTCATATTTTTTTACCGTTTGCTATTGCGGGATATGCTTTCAATGTTATATAACACTGATATAACACAAGTACAACGGGGATAAACAATGTTTAAGTATGAGAAGTATGTACTTTACCTTCGCGTATCAACTGATAAGCAAGGTAAGTCTCGTCTTGGCTTAGATGCACAGCAGACAATGGCCGCACGATATATGGAGCGAGTGATTGCTACCTACACTGAAGTGGAAAGCGGCAAGAAAGATAATAGACCAGAGTTAGCTAAAGCGTTGGATCACTGTAAGCGTGAAGGCGCTGCTATCCTCATAGCCAAGCTCGATAGGTTGTCTCGCTCTGCATCCTTCCTCTTCACATTACGTGACAGTGGTGTGGAGATTGAAGCTGCGGACATGCCCGGTATGGGTACACTAGAGTTTGGTATTCGTGCTGTCTTTGCACAGCATGAGCGCGAAGAAATTAGTAGGCGAACTAAAGCTGCGCTTGCTGAGAAAAAGGCACAGGGCGTGAAGCTCGGTTGTCCTACACCCCATCGTGGCGGAAAGGAAACTTCTGTTGCGATCAAAAATGAGATGCAGAAAATCTGTGCGAAGGCATTGCCTCTTGCAAAGAAACTGCGCGAACATGGCGAGAGCTATCGTGCTATCGCTTCAACTCTGAACGAAACTGGTGTACCTGCCTACGGAAAGAAATGGCACGACACAGGCGTTCGTAACATGCTGGAGAACTATAATGGTCGGTAAATTGACCCCCGATGATATCGCAACTGCGTCCACACTGCCCGCAATCATGGGCTTCTCACGTTACAAGACGCAGAACGATGCACTCGCTGATGCGATTGCAGCAATGGAAGGAACCAAGGAAGACAGTTGGACAGGCAACGAAGCTACCCGTTGGGGTGACAGGTTAGAGCCTGTGATTATCACTGAGGCAGCGCAACGATTGAACACCACCAATCTATGCCTTGAGTTTCCGCAAGCGTTCTTCCATAGCACACTGCCTCTTGCCTGTTCGCTTGACGGTACAGCCGAAGGTGCTGGACAAATCTCCACTGATTATGAGGCAGGTATCTATTGCATCAATCGTCCAGTAATAGACCTATCTGGAACTGGTATAATTGAGTCCAAGCTAACCAGTGCTATGCCCGAAGATAGGCCACCGCCCTTCCGTGGACCGTGGCAACTACAGGCGCAGATGATGTGTACGGGACACAAGTGGGGGTGCATTGCCACACTTTACCGTGGCATTGAGCTTCGATTGTTTCTCTATGGTGAAGACCTAGAGATGCAAGGCGTAATCGCTGAAGCGGTTATGGAGTTTGAGAAGCGTAAGAAGGAACGCGATTGGTATCCATCCGTCTCAAGCGAGGATGCTAACACCGCTTATGCTCGTGTCGATGATGGACTGCCGGACATAGACTTGAGTAAGTCAATGGATGGAACGAAAGCTCTGAATGATTTGGTTGAAGCCAAGGCTGCGAAGGCTGCGGCGGAAGCCAGAATTGACGACGCAGAAGCCACAATAAAAGACATCATGGGTAGCCACGAACAAGCCATAGGTCTAGTCGGCAATACTAGTTATCAAGTAAAGTGGGGAATGCGAAACTATAAGGCGACGCCGGAGAAGATTACTCCAGCGAAGCCAGCCCGTAGTATTCGTTCATCCACTCTAACTTTGAAGGCTATCGATTGATGGAGACAAGGTATCCCGGCACGAAGCTGCCCGATATTATCAGCACGTATCAGGATGAAGGCCAAGGCGATAGGACTGCTGAAGTATACCGCCTTGGTAGTTCATACGGTATCCGATACAGCGAAGGCGATAAGCATTGGAATGGTTTCTATGCGACACGTCTTGATGATGTCGAAGCAATAGCAAAGGACTGGGTACTCAAGAACCCCATCAGGATTTAAGCGTTAATCCAAGTGCTGTCTCCCACGTATCCTCTTCAATACTGGGGGACAGCATCTTTGATAAGGCCATGCGCCTAGTGAGCTGTTTGGTAATTTCATCAATAGGAAAGAAGGCTATCTTTCTCAGGTCTAACGCTACGCAAGCAACAATATCACAGTCGTCTATGGTCAGTGCTTTTTTCGGTAAGCTCTTGCTGACCTGCCATTGGTATCCGTGTTTATCATTCGTCTTCAGTGTAGACTTAACTTGAACCCGGATGATGTCTTGGTTTCTGACAGCGATGATGTCCATACCTTCGGCGTCGATGATCGAAGGACTCCATCCGAAGGTAAACAGGACGCTACAGGTTAGATGCTCGCCTGCGGTTCCTATGTGTTTAGCACTAAGCAATAGTCTCAAGGCGCGCAGCGTGACGCTCAGTTCTATTGGTAGTTTGCTTGTATAGTTTACTGTCCCGCAGTTGTGCTGCTGCTTCCTTCCAATCACCCGCCTCAATAGCTGCGTGATGCTTGACGAATTTCTGATATCGGCTTCGACCTAGCTGGAATGCCAAGCTGATGATAGTGACTTGTGCATCCTCTGGCATATTATCTAGGTCAGGATGTAGCCACTTCGCATCATTGACAGCAACCTGCACGTCTTTCTTAAACACTTCATGCACACGCTCTTCTGCAACAGGCGCACCAACAGGCCATCCATACTCAGGATCGTCGGGATTAATTTTGTGGCCGATACCTAATGTAAGGGCATTTTCTGTACAACGGTACACCCTATACTCACAACCTTCATCCTGCTCAAGAAGCTGCCGCAAACGGGTCATCATTTACCTTGACCTCTGTAACGCTTCCAGTTTTTTCGCTTGTGCTTATTAGCCGGACGAGAGCGAGGTGACTGACCTATGCTTGTCATCTTCTGAACGGGTATGGGACGCCACACTTGGCCTACGGTAGAGCGAGCCATTACTTGCTATCCGTCTTTTTGATTTTGTCGAATGAACGCATTCCAGCAAGTCCGAGCATACCAAATAATAATGGCATCATCACAGACATATCTGCTTGCGGAATAATGACACCAAATCCAGCACAGATTGGGCTAACTAAATAGTTTATTCCAAGCCCCAATCCGCATATCCAACCAATCAACGGACGCCACGACGATTGAAACCAGTTACCTTTGGCGTCTGCTTTTAGAACTTCGATCTGCTGAAGCGCTATTTCTTGAGCATGGCGTTCTGCCATCGTACTCAACTCAAAAGCGATTTGGTTCTTCTGGTCCTTGTCCTCAATGAACTTATCAAGAAGGCTCGCCACAGGACCAATCAATGCTTGAATCATGTTCCTGCCCTCTCGTTTGGTACAGGTATATGCTTACCATTATGGATGTGTAGTTGGTGATCCATCTCTTTGCGAAGCTGCGAGACTGTTGAAGTTAATTCAGCCATAGCAATATGATCGCGTCGCAAGTTCTCTGGACTGTTCATTTTTGCAAGTATATCAAGACGTTGCTGAATAATGCTACTCTGATTTTCTAACACGTCAATCCGCTTATCATTACCCTTTAGCGTAGCGTGGATTTCAGCAATATGTTCTTGTAAATCCTTGATCCTCATCTTTGCTACAGCAGCACCACCAAAGATACTAGCGGCTACTCCAAGAAGTGTGACGATGAGGCGGATATCAATCGCGCCGTCCATC